TGCTTTTGGTTTTCTTCAATCCTACTTGTATCAAAACTAACTGCAGAATTATTACCATCTCCAAATTTAGCTTGAGCTTCACTTAGAACTTGCATGGCTCTGGTTCTGTTAGTCAACGGAACAACCATTTCTGGACCTGCTTCACCGATGATTGCATTTGTTGCTTTAGTAATAACTCCACCTGCAGCCATTAATCTTGGACCAGAAGGACCACTAGCAGTACCACGCCATTCGCCATACTTACCGTTGTAACCCATTCCCATATCTGTTCTCCATGTCGCATCATTAAACAAAGCAATTAATTGATGCAATGGATTCCAAATATCGGTAAATCCTGGCATTGCATAATATCTAAAAGTTGAATCAATGTATTGAAGAATACCTTTAGATGGATGACCTGCAGCAGCATTGCTATCCCATAAGTTAATAGCTCTAGGATTACCACCAGATTCGTTAGCAATAATACGTTCAATCATATCAACGTTAAAGTCGTTAATAGATTGATGCATATAAGCTGCAGCAGCTCTAATCATTGAACCATACGCTTTAGCTGGCATCGCTTTACCAGAGCCACCCATAGACTCAACCATTTTATCCATAACATCTTGAATATGATCTTTGACCCAATCTCCAGCCTTAGATGCTGTTTTATCCAAAGTTCCTTTGGCAAGTTCAGCATAAGACTCAATCTTAGGCATTACCTTATTACCAGCAGTTGCCATTAAAGCCTTAGTATTTTCAATTGGATGTTCCATGAATTTAGACAAGGCTTCAAACTTATCACCAATCCAAGAACCGACATTTTCAAGTGAACCTTTAGCCCAATTAATCAATCCACTACCAGCACTCTCAATCTTGCCAATGACACCACCAGTGGCATAATGCTGAATTCCAACAGCATTCATAATACCTTTAGTCTCATCACCATTATAAATTCGAGTCCCTGCAGGTAACATCCCTGTCCAATTACGTTTGTGACTCATCATTAATTCACCACTAGGTAATTGAACTAGTTCCTTCCAGTTAGGACCTTTACCATCATTAATGACTGATAAATGTTGTTCTACAACACCACCTTGAGCAAATTTAACTTTACCTAGGTGTGGAATATTAGTCTTCTTACCAGTGAAAAACTTCCATACTGAATCAATTGCATCAACACCAGAATTGATAACACCAAGTACACCATTGATTCCGCCGGCTGCTGCCTTTTTGATTCCATCCCAAATTCCGCCAAAGAAATCAGCCATACTCTGCCACATTTTATTCCAAACAGAAGATATAGCACTAAGGGAATTTGAAAAAATACTAGATAAGGAATTCATGATTGGAGAAGTAAAACTAACAATTCCGTTCATGATTGATTTGAAGAAATTACTGATTCCAGAAATTGAATTATGCCAAATATTACTTAATCCGCTAAGAGCCGAACTAGCAATATTAGACAAGGATTTCATAATTCCACTGAAGAAAGTTCTCAGTCCAGAAAAAATTGATCTAAAGAAATTACTAATATTGGTTAAAATTGGACGATAAAAGTTCATCATATTCGTCCAGTAATTCCGCCAAATATTAGATATTCCGCTCATTATTGACTTGAACCAATTAGATAAAGCATTCATGCTAGTTCGCCATGTATTACCTAATCCCGTCCAGAAATTCTTAAACCAATTTTTGAAAGGATTCCAGATTGCTTTGATACCATTGACTAATGATTTCATTAAATTCTTCATTGGTTGAATCAATGGTTTAGTAATCGTAACGGCAATTCCGATTGGTAAAGCTAACGCATAAACCACTAATTTTCCGAAGCCTTTAAGAGCACCGACTAAAGCATTGAGCATCTTCTTACCAATTTTAGCAAAGTCAGAAACCCATTTGGATATAGTATTATTAACACTACTCCAGGCCTTATTTAGTCCAGAAGTTAATTGAGATCCCCAAGCACTCATACCAGCAAAGGCAGCTTTGAATTTCCCTGGTATTTGACCTAACCATTTAACTAAATCATTAAAGACTTTTTTAATAGTCTTGCCAACATTATTAACCGCATCTCTGAATGGTTTTATTTTATTGTAAGCAAGGACAAATGCGGTAACTAAAGCAGTAACAGCTACAACTGCTATACCTATTGGACCAGATAGACCTATGCCTACAAATGACAAAGCTCCTTTTATTGCACTAAAAGCTTTAATTAAATGGCCAACACTACTTATTATTGACCCAATAACTATTAATACTGGTCCTAGTGCTCCAACTATCAATCCGGCATTAACAATAAATGATTTTGTTCCTGGACTTAACTTAGAAAATGAATTAACTAAACTAGTAAGCTTTTTAATTAATGGAGTTATCGATGGTAATAATTGAGAGCCAATAGTTGTTGCTAAAACATTCAAAGACTCCTTAAATTTACTCAAATTAGCATTAGCTGAATTATTCATTGTATCGGCAATCTTCTTTGTCGATCCTGTAGCTTTTTCAGTTTTGTTAGTTAAATCAGTTAATGCATCGCCACCTTCAGAAACAAGTGCATTCATACCTGCTTGAGCTTCGGTACCAAAAGCCATAGCTATAGCTGAAGCTTTTTGTTCCTTAGTCCAACCTTGCGTGTTTGTCTTAATCTTATTTAAGATTTGAGGCAATGTAAGAGCATGATTTTTAAAATCTTCGGCATTAATTCCCAGCTCTTTCATACCCTCAGCATTCTGCTTTGATGGTTTCATTAATCTTGTTAATGCTGATCTAAGAGCAGTACCAGCAACAGAGCCTTCGATACCTTGGTTTGACATCTCACCAATAGCTGCAGCAGTTTGTTCCAATGAGATACCAGCAGCATGAGCCGTTGGGCCAACATATGTCATAGCATCTCCCATATCTTGAAAGCCTGCTGCGGTCGCATTAGCTGTATAAGTCAAAGAATCAGTAACACGCTGAGTATTTTTCAACATTCCGGAAGTAGAAGTAGATTTTAATCCAAATTGCTCCAACGTTGAGGTGGAAACTTTCATTACTGAATTAAAATCATCCCCACTAGCTTTAGCAGCATTAAGTATTGAAGGCATAGCACCTAAAGTCTGCTTAGCTGAATACCCTCTTTTTACTAATTCCTCCATACCAGAATTTATAGAATTGGTTGAAATACCGTATTGAGTAGCCCATTTCTTTGACTCATCTGACATTTCCTGAAGTTCTTTTTTTACTTGCTTAACACCTTCACCATTTGTTTCTAGTAATGGCCTTATATTAGTCATTTGAGATGAAAAATCAGATGCACTTTTAACGGCATATCCAAAACCAGCAGTTAACGGTAAAGTGAATCTCGTTGTCATTGTCGAGCCAGCACTCTTTAAAGCACCACCGACAGCATTCAATTTACCAGACAACTTATCTAAACGATCAGCTGACTGTGCTTGACTGGTTGAAAAATTTTTAACTTTTTTGCCTAATTCATCATATTGAAATTGAGCTTTCGACTGTTCAGCATTCAATTCAGCAATCTTTGAACGTTGATTTTGTGTTTCTCGTGCATCACTGCCTTTAGTATCGATTAAATCTTGTAATTTAGCTCTTTCAGAAGCAATAATTTTGCTGTAATTATCAACTTCCTTCCCCAAAGCACGGTACTTAACCAAATTGGCTTCAGTTTGTTTGCCTTGAGTCTGTAAACTATCGACTTCAACTTTAGACTGCTTTTGAACACGTTGAAGTGCTTCACGATAGGAATCAGTTCCACGTTCGGCCTCTTTCATCGCTACTTTTGCATTATCAAGTTGACGTTGATATTGAGCTTGTTGAGTTTCGGCTTTATTCAACTGAGTAGCTACTTTCATAGCCGAATCAGAATACTCACCATTAACTTTGACCGCTGTATCATAACGGTCTTTTAAAGTTGAAATTTTTTTCTCATTAACATCCATCAGCTTAGATAGTTCATCAACTTTTGAACTTGCTTTTTCATAGGCCGTGCCAGTTGTATCTAAAACTGATAGATTGGCTTTCATTTCAGACTTGGCTAAACGAAATTGATTTTGAATTGATTTCAATGAATCTTCAAACTTAGTTGAACTCATGTCCAATTCAATAATCATTGAACCAAGCGGTCTACCACTACTTGCCATTTAACTGACACCTCCTTTAAAAATTGTTATAAAAGTCTTGAGCTGACATCATTTGAGTATCAGTTGTTGAGTTACTATCATCTGATGACAATATTCGATGTAAGTAATCAAAGAAGCTTTCAGCATCTACATCATCAACATCTTTGTATGAAATACCATTTTGCATTTGTTGTGTGGTAAGACCATCACAAAGCTTGAGTGCTTCCGCTGATGTTATTTTTTTGCTGGATGATTAGCATCAGATACAATGCCACCCATAGCATCAGCCATAATATCTCTAAGCGTATCAAGTCCATCGGATGATAAACCATCATCGATGGCTTCAACTGTGACTTTTGGATTCTTGAACAAACCGGCAACCAATTCTTCCATTTTTTCCAAATAGATATCATCTTTACCTGAAAGTTCAATATATTTTTTCTCTTCAGAACTAGTTAATAATTTGCCTGAATCCATCTTTGTATTAAGAATTTTAAGCTGTGCTTCATCTTGTTCTTGCAGCTTATTAAACTTGAGAACCTTCTTTAATTCCCCAAAAGAAATATGATTCTGTTCATAGTGTTTGGTTTCTTCTGATTTTGGATCGTACAAATCAATTTTGATCATTATGCAGTTTCTCCTTCGCTAGTTGTTGAACCGTCTGTTTTGTGGCCTTCGTTATCAATGATTTGAGTAGAATCATCTAAATCACCGGTAAATCCTGGGAACATAACTTTGGCAAATTGTTCAAGCGTTGTTCCATTAGAATTAGAAGCCTTTGACTTAACTAATTTCCCTAAACGTCTTGTAATGGCACTACCAGTAATAGATGGTTTTTCGGGTGTCATACCCTTATCTTCAGCTGTCTTGAAGTCATTTCCGTCTGTAGTAGCAAACTTAGTCTTAGCAATCCCAATCCACATAGGCTTTTGATTCAAATCTTGAGCTTCAGCAATAATAGCAACATAAGGTTGTTTAACATCTGAAGTAGTCATATAGACGCCATCTTCGTTCACTGTGTCGCCTAAAATGTCGGTTGAAACCTCGGAAGGAATTTCCATCATTGATAATTCAATTTTTCCTGTACCTGTCCCAGCGTCTGAAACAAAATAAGCAATATTTGATGCGTATTCAACGTTTAGTTGACCTGAAAAACCAGATGTTTTGAGCTCGATAGTACCACCTGAATTTTCATCAACAGTTACTACCTTTACGACATTTTCTTGATCGTCCATGATTCCAAGAAAAACACGTCTAAATCCCATGGAACCAATAGCCTTTAATTTATCTGCCATTTAAAAAATCTCCTTTATATTTTGAGTTTTGTTAAATCTAAGAATCAGACGTTGAACTTCGTAATTTTCATCCAATTCTTGAGTATCAAAAAAGCACTCAAATTGATGAGTGCTTAAATTTTTTTCTATTAAACTGTGATATTTTTCTACTTCTCTGTTAGTCGCTACCAAAACATTTACTTGGCAACTAACTGTTTCAAAATTCTTTCTATTACTAGCGTAGTCATTTGAATTCGTTGGTAAGGTATTAATTTGAATCATTGGAAATTCCTTATTCTGGAGCATCTCTTCTGGAATCTTCTTATTAATAAACAAATTAGTATCATTAAATCCCAGATTCATGTTTTTAATTAAATTGCCAACCTGGATTGCTGCAGAACGAATCATAATCCCAGTTCCTCCCTAACAGTTTTCTCCAAAGTATTTTTATACGCCTCTTCACTTTGAGTAAGGGTATTAGAAATAAATGGTTTAGGAGCTTGATTAATAGTTCCCAATTCAACGAAATGAACACGCCAGTACGTATCTTCACCGAATCCAACTTTTACTGCTCCAGTTGTATCAACGTTCGAATAGACAATATCATCCTTCAAATGCTTAAAAGTTGTTTTATGGCCGGTTCGCTTGTCCATTTCACGTTGAGCTTTCCAAGAACGATCAGATTGATTTTCGTAAGGAGTATTTTTTTCAAGATTATCAACTACAACATCTCGACCAGCTCGCAATGCTTTATTTCTAATCGTCTTACCTTTTCGACCAAGCGAAGAAAGATTTGAAGTAATATTTTCATCCAAACTAAAACTCACTTTTGACCAATCCTTTCACATAGAATTACATCCCATTCACCGTATTGAGTATCATAATCGACTGCTTTAATTTGATACTCAATATTTTCCGGTTTTACCAAGTGAATTAGGTGCATGTCAGACGTGATGAGTGGTTCAGTTCGCTGTCTATGACGGATAATGAACTGTACTTGATTCCTGAGGGCTTCCAAATTTTGGGCAATTTCATCAGCTTTTTTGGTTCTCTCCATCGCATACAATTTTTCATAGATAACTTTATCTTCACCTGGTATTGAATCACCATAATCATCAACTGAATCTTTACCTTTTGAAACGATACGAATTCGTTCATTCAAATCACCAGTTTTAGCTATCGCCATTATCTTGAGTCTCCTTCCAAATTTTAAATTCGGGTTTCAACTGTAAAATAAAAGTCTGCACGCCATAGTAAGTTTCTTTCTCCTTACTTGAGGTCGTTGCAGACTTATTTTTGTAATAATAATCGGTTAACATTTGAACTGCTAAATCAAATCTTTTGTTATTTTGATAAAATTCATCCTCTTTTGAGCCACCAATAGATGAAATCATCGTATCAATAGCGACATCACGATACATTTTAATTTCATCATTATCGGTATTATCAATTCGAAGATTGTCCATCAGTTGATCTATATTATCATCAGCCATTTAATCACCAGCCTTACTTATCGGCAGGAACCAGTCCTAATAAATCATCCTTAGTTGTTTTACCAGTTGTATCAATTTCATGAGCTTTCAACCAAGCGGTAATTTCGGCTACCGTTTGAGAATTTGTTGGTTTTACATCGCCATTGGGATCAAAGGATTCTGTTTTGTCCCCATCTTCGCTTGATGGGGGATCTATTTTCCCGCCGTAACATTAGCCAAACGGAATGCTGAAGCTAACAGAATTTGATGATCAAACCATGCAGTCAATTGGAAATAATTAATGCCTTTATCGTAATCTTTCCATTGTTCGTACAATGTTTGAGCAATTTCGTAATTCAATTGAGCATACGTAAAGTTACCTACAACTGGTTCAGTTGCTAATTCATTGAAACGTACTGGATAACCAAGAATTTCTTCGGGTTTCTTACCGAACAAATCACCGCTATTATTTACCAATTCTTTAATCATAGACATGTAAGCAGGACGTGTCATATAAATCTTCATACCGTTTTGAAATCTGTCCTTAACGTCAGCAGCTGCATTAGTAATAGCATCAAAGGTAGATGAACCATCAATTGACTTGATTCCAACTTCTTTAGCATAGAAGCTCATATGTTCTTCACCAGCTTTAGGAGTCTTAGCAAATGCTACACGCTTTTCCTTAGCTGCTAAACCTGCTTGAAGTGCTGCGTTTGTGTATGCAACTAATGCTGAATCAGTACCTAATAGGATTGCTTCTGAAAGTGCGGCTTTAATCTTAGTTTTGAATCGTCCAAACGTAACTGTATCGCCTTTAGCTTTCAATTCTTTAGCAACTTCTTGATCGTTAACAAAATCATCATCATCAATTTGGAAACGTACACGTGGCAAAATCAAATTAGTAATACCTGATACAGTTTCATCTTGACGTAATGGATTATCATCTAATGGTTCAGCGATAATTTGATTTGACACAGTTACAGGTAGAAATGCTTGACCACCAGTACCATTGTCGCCAGTGCCGTTATCATCACCAAGAACTTGAAGAATTTCTTTAGATGGAGCTTCATTACGCATAACTGAGCGAATCAATTGAGCATATGCATGAGTCTTCTTTTCCTTTGGATCAATATTAATAAATCCCTTATTCTTATTCTTTTCAAGTTTTTCCCTTTTATCGACTTGAGCTTTCAAAAGATTGTAACGATTTTCAAGCCCGTCAGCCTTTTGACTAAGTGCATTTAAGTCCTTATCAGGAAATGATGGATTACCAGCTTTCATAGCAATTTCATCATTAACTTGTTGAAGCTCTTGACCTACTTGAGATAGGTTATCTTTCATTTGATATAGAGTTACTGTCATTACATTATTCCTCCTAATGTTTGTTCAATTTGTTTATTTTGATTTTTAGCTTTTTCAATTAGTTTCTTTCTCTCGTCAGAAATATCGTTGATTGGTTTGTTGTTAACTTGAGATGGCAAATTATGAAACATATCCTTGAATTTATCAGGAACAACACAAGCAACTGCTTTATTAGCTTCTAAGACTTCATCAGCAAGTCCATAATTGACTGCCTCTTCTGCCGTTAACCAAGTTTCATCATCCATTAATTGTTTTAAGGTATTCTCATCAATTTTGCCATCAGATTTAGATAAGTAAGTTGAAACTGAAGTTTCTCTGATTCGATCTAAATCATCAGCTTGTTTTCTGAGGTCCTTTGCATTTCCCATAACAAATGTCATTGGATTATGAATCATTAACATAGAATTTTCAGGCATATAAATAGTGTCACCACTCATAGCGATGACACTTGCAATTGAAGCCGCTAATCCGTCAACATAAACATTAACTTCAGCTTTATTTTGTTTTAACTGATTGAAAATTGAAATTCCTTCAAATACTGAACCACCTGGACTATTAATGTGTAAATTAATAGTTTTAACATTACCTAATTGCTTTAAAGCATCACGAAATGATGTTCCACTAGTTTCAGAGTCATAAAACTTATCAGCAACGATTTCACCATCAATATTAATGTCAGCTGTATCACTGCTTGTTTGGGTCATTTCCCAAAACTTTTTCGGTGTCTTCTGTTGCGGCATTCTTTGTCACCCCCTTTCTTTGTGTTGGATCCATATCAATTGGATATAGATCACCAGAAACAAATAATTTATCAGCAAATTCATCGCTGGATTCAGGCAAATCCTCCAAATCCAAAATATCATTAGTCGTGTATACACCGTTTCGTCTCATAATTTGATAGAAATTGGCACGTGCCTGCATATCACCACGAAGTAGTGAGTTCATATTGAACTTAAAATAACTACCTGCAGTTAATTCTTCAGTAGTTAAAAGTTTCTTTTCAAATTCTTGTTCATATTGCCGAACAATCGGCGTTAAAGTCATCTGAACGAATTGAGTCATTAATTGTTCATTAGAACTAAACGTTCCACCTGAACTAGCGTTTAAAAATTGAAGTGGAACATTAAAAGCATTAGCAATTCGCTTATCAGTAATGTCATCTTCATTTTTTAAATCCGCTGAAACAAAATTTCTATCAATTGAATTAATTTCAACACCAGGTTCCTGGAAAAGAACACCGGCATTGGAATCATAATATTTTTTAAACATATCAATTACTTGTTGTTGCTTTTCTTCAGAAACGTTAGCTCCATACTTCAAAATAAAACTATCTTTTCGACTCATCTCACCTAGTGAGAATTCCTTAACAGCATTATCAAAATCTAATGCTCCCTTTAAGACATCAAGTGGAGAAATTCCGGCATATCTTGAGGCTCCTGTAATGTGTTTAACGTGAATAATATCCTGGTTAAATACATAAACATTTAGATTAAATAATGCTGAAGTGACATGATACCAAAGCGCATGATCATCCCTATTAATCATTGGTTCAACATCCAAAGGATTAATTGGAATCAAACTTTTAGGCGCATTATAAATATCTCTTTCAATGATTGCATAGCCATTACCATAAGTGTTTCTATCGGTCTCAAGTCGATTGATAAAATCATATGAAGTCATATTCTCGTTGGGAACGTGTTTTAGTAAATTACTAACACTGTTATCCACTTCTTTTCGCTTCTGCAGTTCTTTTAACG